AGTTGTATCAAAACGCATACTTTGATGGAAGAACAATTCATCTTTGGGACGATAAATTAGGTTATAAGAAATTTTCTAATAAAAGATATGCTTATTTGCCAGATAAAAATGGTAAATTTGTTGCATTGGATGGTATTAGGGTCAAAAAGGTCTTTAGGTATGATAAAGGAGATCCTGCTTTATATGAAAGTGATGTACCAGCAATTACTAGAGCATTAGTTGATAATTATACTCAAAGTGATGAACCATCAGTAGGTCATAGAACTATGATTTTTGATATAGAGGTAGAGGTTACAGAAGGATTTCCATCACCAACAAAGGCAGAAAATAAAATAACTTCTATTGCACTATGGGATAGTGTTACAGATGAATATTATTGTTATGTTTTAGATCCAGAGAATAAACTTGAGATTGAATCAGAAGATGGTATGTTAAAAAATGAAAATAATACTGTAGTTAGATTCAAATCAGAAGTTGAAATGTTAAATGCATTTTTTGGGAAGTATTATGAGATAAGACCAACAATTATTACGGGATGGAACATAGATGGTTTTGATATTCCATATCTTTACAATCGAGCTATACAATTATTAGGTCCTGAGATAGCTAATTTCTTATCACCCATTGGAGTTGTTAAGTATTCCGAATATAGACAAAAATTTGAAATAGCAGGAGTATCAGCATTAGATTATTTAGGAATATATAAGAAGTTTACACCAAACGAAGTTAGTAGTTATAGGTTAGATAATGTAGGAGAAAATGAAGTTGGTGTTAAAAAAGTTTCTTATGAAGGTACTTTAAATGAATTATATGAAAATGATAGAAAGAAGTTTGTAAAGTATAATTTAAATGATGTACGTATTGTTGTAGAATTAGATAAAAAATTAGATTATATTGAAATATCTAGGGGTATATGTCATATTGGTCATGTACCATATGAAGATATTTATATGAGTTCTCGTTATTTAGAAGGATCTATTCTAACTTACTGTAAAAAGAGAAATATTGTAGTACCTAATAAAAATCCATATGGTAGACAGTTGATGAGTAAGAATGACAAATTTGCAGGAGCTTATGTTCAAGATCCAATTAAAGGTAGACATGAGTGGGTTTATGATTTAGATGTTACTTCAATGTATCCAAGTGTAATTAGGTCATTAAATATTTCACCAGAAACAAAAGTAGGGAAAATTTTGGGGTGGGACGCTGAAGAATTCGTAAAAAATAATAATAAAAAAACATATACTTTAATGAGTGGTAAAGAGGAAATTTGTAAGTATGATGAAAAAGAATTAAAAAATTATTTGGATAATACTAATGTTTCTATAGGTTCTAATGGAGTTTTGTATAGGATGGATAAAGAAGGATTGATACCAGCTATTTTATCTCAATGGTTTAACACTAGGGTAGAATATAGAAAATTAGCAAAACAATTTTATGATGAAGGAAATGTACAACAATTTCAGTATTATGATAGACGACAATATTTACAGAAGATTTTGTTAAACTCTTTATATGGAGTATTGGGATTACCTGTTTTTAGGTTTTATGATATTGATAATGCTGAAGCTACTACTTTGACAGGACAAGAACTTATTAAATTTAGTAAAAAACTTGTTAATTTATATTATAATAAAGAGTTAGGTACAACGGATGAAAATTATGTTATATATATAGATACTGATTCTATTTTTGCATCGGCCACACCGTTGGTTAAATCAAGACATAAGGGGATTGATACTAATGCTGAAGCAATAATGACTCAACATATTATTAATATTGCGAACGAGATACAAGGATTTTTAAATAAAAGTTATGATTTATTTGCTAAAAAGTTTTGTAATTTAGATAAACATTACTATGAAATTAAACAAGAAGTTATTGCTAAATCTGCATTTTTTATTGTTAAAAAGAGATATGGAATGCGAATTATAAATGAAGATGGTCGTAAGGTTAATAAAATTCAAGTTAAAGGATTGGATACAGTTCGTAGTTCTTTTGCAGTAGCTATGAAGAATTTGTTATCTGAAATTTTAGATGATATACTTGCGGCAGTTCCAAAAGAAAAAATTGATGAAAGGATTTTTACTTTTAAAAAGGCAATGAAAGCTATGAATTTTGATGAAATTTCTTCACCAACTGGCGTAAAACGGATAGATAAATTTAAGTGTAGTATGGATAGAGAGAGTGGGTTGCCTGTAAATATATATGGTGGAAAGATGATTACAACATATTATGAGAAAGCTACTCCAGTTCATGTTAAGGCTTCTATGGCATATAATGATATGTTGGATTATAATAATATAAAAAAATATCCTAAAATAGCTAACGGTGAAAAAATTAAGTGGGTATACTTGAAACAGAATCCATTAAATTTACCAGTACTAGCATATAAAGGATATGAAGATCCTTCAGAAGTTTTGAAGTATATAAAAACTTATATAGATGTAGATAAAATGTATAATCAGGCATTGAGTAAAAAGATTAATATGTTTTATCAAGCTATGGGATGGGATAACCCAATTGACAAACGGTATACGTTAGAAAGATTTTTTTGATTTTAGGTTTAATTGTTTATATATATGTATATATAACATTTTTAATTAATAAATAATAAGTAGGAGATGTAAAATAATGAATAAAGTTCTTTTAGAAAGATTCATTTCAAAATATTCACTTGGTGATAATGTAACTTCAGTGGTTTGGGTTGTAAAAGATAATGTATTAAAAACTAATTTCATTACTCTTGAAAAATCATTGCTTGGTACGGTAGTTTTAGATAATTTTCAATTTGAAGATATTAGATTAGGAATTTATAATACTGCTCAACTTTCTCGTATGTTGAATGTGTTAGACGATGATGTCAAATTAACTGTTTTGAGATCAGAAGAAATTGCAATATCAATTAAGGTAGAAGATGTAAATGCTAGTATTAATTTCATGCTGAGTGATGAAAGTGTAATAACAAATGTTCCAGTTATGAAGAACGAGCCAGAGTTTGCTTTAACATTAAAGATGGATAGTAATTTTATGGCTAGGTTTATATCTGGTAAAAATGCTTTAACAGAAAAAGAAACATTTACAATAGTAACAGATAAGGATAGAGAAACGTGCGATTGTGTTATAGGACACTCTACTATTAATACAGATAGAGTAACTATTCCAATTACTGTTGAAGATTTTGCAGATTTAGATTTGTTATCTTTTAATGCTACTTTATTTGGTAGAATTCTACAAGCTAATAAAGAATGTAGTAGTGGAAAATTAGAAATTTCTACACAAGGATTATCTAGAGTTACATTTAAGGTTGATGATTATTATGCAGTTTATAATTTAGTAGCGACACAAAATGCGGACTAATCATATATATAATTTAGATTGTATAGAAGGTCTTAAAACTCATATATTAGAAGAATCTATAGATCTTTGTGTTACTTCACCACCATATAATGTTGGTATAGAGTATGATAATTGGAATGATACTTTAAGATTAGAAGATTATATGCAATTTTCAAAAGATTGGTTAACAGAAATCTACAGAGTGTTAAAACCAGATGGTAGGATTGCAGTAAATATACCATATGAAGTTAATATGAAAAAATTAGGTGGACATCATAGAATATATTTATCATCTGAATACCATCAAATGATGAAAGAGATTGGTTTTGGTTTTGGAGGAATTGCGGATTTAGTTGAAAAAGCACCACAAAAGGCAAATCTTTCTGCATGGGGAAGTTGGTTATCAGCTTCTGCACCTTATATGCATAATCCAAAAGAATGTGTATTGATAGGTTATAAAGATCAATGGAAAAAGCTAGAAAAAGGTAAATCTTATTGGACTGATTCAGATGAAGATAAGAAAGGATTTATGGAAGTTGTATCTGGTCTGTGGAAATATTTTGCAGAAACTCACGGAATGACAGAAGCAAATTTTAGTCTTGATATACCAGTTAGAGCTATTAAACTTATGACTTATGAGAATGATATAGTATTAGATCCATTTATGGGTAGTGGAACAACGGCAGTTGCTGCAGTAAATCTTGATAGAAAATATATAGGATTTGAAATTTCAGAAAACTATTGTAAGGTATCAAGGTCTAGAGTTTTAAAAGAAAAGATAAAAATAGAAACTGCCGAGAAGGGGTTTGAATTTTGGAAATAGAACATCACGGTATTTGGAATGAAAAGTATCGACCTACTTCATTAGATACTTATATCGGGAATGTGCATTTAAAGTCTAAAGTTAGTATTTTTATAGAAACTAATGATCCCCCACATTTGTTATTTTATGGTAGGTCTGGTACAGGAAAAACTACGATTTCAAAAATTATTGCAAATTCTATAGAGTGTGATTTTCTTTACATAAATGCTAGTGATGAAAATAGTGTAGATGTAGTTAGAGAAAAAATTAAAGGATTTGCATCCACCTTAGGATTTAAGGCGTTAAAAGTTATTATTTTAGATGAGTGTGATTATATTACACCAAATGCTCAAGCAGCTCTTCGTAATCTAATGGAAACATTCTCAAGACATTGTAGATTTATATTAACTTGTAATTATGTGGAAAGAATTATTGATCCAATACAATCGAGGTGTCAATCATTCCAGATAGTACCACCATCTAAAAAAGAAGTAGCTGTTCATTTATCAACAATATTAACTAATGAAGATGTAAAATTTGAAGTAGATGATATAGCTACAATTGTCAATGGAGCATATCCTGATATAAGAAAGGTTATAAATACATCACAAAGACAGGTTGTAGATGGTATTTTACGGATGGATGCCAGAGAGATTATTTTAAATGATTATAAGTTACAGATATTAGGAGTTTTAAAATCTGGCAAAACTAAAAAAGAAACTTTTACTGAAATAAGGCAGATATTGGCGGACGCGAAAGTTACAGATTTTGCAGATTTTTTCAGACTACTATATGATGAGGTTGATATTTATGGTAGCGGACATATAGCAGAGGTTATTTTGTTGATAGCTAAATATGAGCAATCAGATAGTCAGGTTGTAGATAAAGAAATAAATGCAATGGCAATGTTAATTGAAATTTTACAGGAGATACGATGAAAGAAGATAAATATTGGGGAGAATCTCCAAAAAAGAGTATTACAAGTAGTAAACTTAATGGTGGATCAAAAGAGGAAAAACATATATCAGTTCATGAAAATAAAATTTATTACTATGCTGGAGTAAATAGAGATAGTGCATCAGAATTAAATAAAAAGTTAGGTGAGCTAGAATCTAAAAGTTTGACACTTGGCCATAATTTAGATATAGAGCCACCTACATTAAAAATATTTATAAATTCAGGTGGTGGATCAATTACTGCAGGTATCTCATCAATGGATAGTATACTCAGAAGTAAAGTTCCAGTTCATACTTATGTAGATGGATTCTGTGCAAGTGCAGCAACATTTATTTCAATAGTAGGTGAGAATCGATTTATGAGTAGAAATTCTTATATGTTGATTCATCAATTATCTACCACTTTTTGGGGAAAGTATTCAGAGTTTGAGGATGAGAAACAGAATCTTGATTTGATGATGACTACCATTAAGAATGTATATAAGGAATACACAAAAGTTCCGATGAAAAAAATAGATGAAATATTGAAACATGATTTGTTGTGGGATGCAAAAACTTGTAAAGCTCTGGGATTGATTGATGAAATAATTTAGAGGTTATAAAATGAATGTTTTAGTTATAGGAGATAGTTGTGAGGATGTTTTTATATATGGTGACATAGAACGAATAAGTCCAGAAGCACCTGTTCCAGTTTTTAAACCAACCCACGAAGAAAAAAATGGTGGTATGGCAAAAAATGTTGCAAATAATGTTGAAGCATTAGATATGCATATTCATACGGTAACAAATAAAAATAGTATTATAAAGATAAGATATGTAGAAACCCGCTCAGGTCAAATGGTTTTAAGGGTAGATGAACATGATAGTTGTGAGAGAATTGATAAAAATTTGTTAAGTGGTCTTGTAAAAAATAAATTTAAAAAACCACCATTTGGATTTGATTCACAAGTAGAAGATCATTATGATGCAGTTATCGTTTCAGATTATTGTAAAGGGTTTTTAGAAGAAGAAGATATTCAACATATTTGTGAGAATAATAAGAATGTATTTATAGATACTAAAAAGAAACTTGGTGAGTGGGTTAAAGACGCAGATTACATTAAGATAAATGAGTTAGAATACAAAAAGAATTATGAACTATTATCTGATGATGGATTTAAGGATAAACTTATTGTTACGTTGGGTAGTAATGGGTGTAGATATAAAGGATTAGAGTATCAAGTTAAAAAAGTTCCTGTAAAGGATGTGAGTGGAGCAGGAGATACTTTTATTGCAGGATTAGTTCGTGGTTATTTAGATACAAATAGTATATATGAAGCAATTAAGTTTGCACAAGAATGTACAACAAAAGTAGTGCAGAAACATGGTG